TCAAATTGCGAAGTCTAATATCAAGAAAGCTCGTAAGGCTCGCATGGACGCCATGGACAACATCAAGGCGGCCCATGCTATGCACAAGTCAGCGTATTTGTCAAAGGCTAGCAAAGCCTCTAAGCCAAAGCCGCCTACCGACGATGATGCCGACGATTTCGATCACACCGGCGCCATGGAAAAGCTGGGCAAGGCGTACCAAAGCCTCGACTCAGTCAAGACCTTCATGAAGGCTGCTACGATGCACCTGAAAAAGGCAGCGTCACGCAGTGGTCAGCGGGGCGAGGAAGTTGGCGACGGCAAGGCTCCGTGGTACACCCCGCCAGCAGGCGTGCATGACATGTCACAGTCAGAGCTAGCGACTGCCGGTCCTGGCGGTGACAATCATGGGTCGACCCCAGCCATTCTTGACATGGAGACGGTTTATCCTGGCAAGTCGGCCAAGAAGTCAGCCAACAATGGGCTCATTACGTCGGAACACGCGCAAGCCCTTGTTAGGGCGGCTGCGGCAGAAGCGGAAGCAAACTTGCTAAAGTCGATGCCTGCCAACAATGGGCGGCGGCCTGTAGCCTTTGATGTGTCGAAGCTTAGCGGCAGCAACGACACGACAGCGACTGCTAGGCTCTTAGAGGGTGTTGACGCCAACGGACTTGTGTCTGACGAGGAGCATATTCGCAAATCTGCTGTCGGTCGCTTGATCGGCAACATGATTACGAATGGCCAAGGCAGGTCGGTATTCGATCCCAATTTCCATGGGTCGGCCGGCGGCTAAGGGACTTGAGTGGGGCCTAAGTTAAAAACTTCGCTTTCTATATCTTGGGAGTAAAGACTATGGCTGCTGTTCCTGTTCCTTTCACCGGCCCCGGTGGTATGGGCAATGAGTTCGTCGGCGCACTGTTGGCGAATGAAAACTTTGAACGACTCTTGCAGAAAAAGCTTGGCACGTTTGCGAAAGCTGACACCGTAAGCCAAGCAACGAACTTGCTTTGGTACGACCTCAAACCCGTTGTCCACATGCTTTATCCGTACCGGGAATTGATCCCGCGCATTAGTCGCCTCCCGCGCGTACCAGCTGACGGCGGCAACGCTTACCATTGGAAGCGTATCGTTGGGATCAATGTCGGAGGTATCTCCTCCGGTGTCTCGGAGGGAAATCGGGGAACTCGTATTGCCATCCAAGAACAAGACCTGACGGCAGCCTATAAGACCCTGGGTTTGGAGTCCAGTGTCACGTTCGAGGCCCGGCTTGGCTCGCGGAACCTGCAACCCGAAGCGTTGGGTATCAGTGTGCAGTCGGCATTGCGCAGCTTGATGATCGACGAAGAAAAGATCCTCATCAACGGAAATGCCAGCCTCCCGTTAGGCACCACGCCAACCCCTGTGACTGGTGCGTCGGCTATCAGTGGCGTCGTTGGGTCATTGCCGGCAACGATCTATGTTTGCTGCGTTGCTTTGTCGGGATTTGGCGTCGTTGGCTATACTCCGTACAACTCGGGGCTTGCGCTTGGTGGCGTACCAGGTCAGCTGACCAAGCAGAATGCCGACGGAACCACTGACACCTTTGGTGGTGGCTCAGCCCGACCATCTGCGATTGCTACACAAGCAGTCACGGGCACAAACTCTGTCACTGCCACTGTGACGCCGGTTGTTGGTGCAGTCGGCTATGCGTGGTATGTTGGGGCGACGAATACGCCGGCCACGATGTACCTTGCGGGGCTTACGCCGACGAACCAAGTCATTATCTCCAAGGTTCCCGCAGCAACCAGCCAACCGTTGTCGGCAGTGTATGTCACTGGCTCACCAGTCGATAACTCGACCGATGTTCTCGTGCCGGATGGCATTTTGCCGCAGATCTTTGGCGCCATTATGGGTCCAGATCCGGGTCGTGGCATGGCAACAAATCCCATGCTGCCGACTGGCGTCGGCCTGAGCCAAGGCGGAAGCATTGTTTATACGATGCCGACCGGCAATACCGGACTTACAATCACTGGGTCGACCATTGCCGAGTTCGACGCCGTCTTGAGGGCCGGTTATGACCAATATAAAGTTGGTTATGATCGTATCCTGATGTCGAGCGCCGACATGCTGGACTCGTTCGGTGCGATGCTTAACCAGGGCTCGGCAGCGAACATTTATCGTGTCCTGTTTGACGCCGATCAAGAAACTGGCCGGATTGTGGCCGGTCGCAAAGTCACGTCCTACATGAACAAGTTCTTCAACAACACGTTGGACGTGGAAGTTCATCCGTACTTGCCGCCAGGGACGATTATTTTCTGGTCGGACAGGTCGCCGTATGAACTCAGCGGTGTCGCCAACATTCTTGAGGCACGTGTTCGTCAGGACTATTATCAAATTCAATGGCCCTGGCGTTCCCGTCGCTACGAGTATGGCGTGTACGTGGACGAGGTCTTTTCCATGTACTTTAGCCCAGCGTTCGCGGTTATCACTAACAAAAATCCGATCGGCGGCACCTTTATTTACTAACTCTTGCCAACGAAAGGAGTTCTGTTATGTGGTTCCGATTTCCGCCAGGCTGGGACTCGATTAACGTCGAGCAACAGGACTTTCCGTCAGTGTTTAAGGACCAGGATGGGAACAATTATATGGTCGCCCCGGAAGTTCTAGCCGACCGAATACTTGTTATTCCAGGGTTTGCAGTTGTTGGGCGTCCGGAGGGCGCCCCAAGCACCATCAAAGACGATACACCAGCCCCAAGTAAGGTTGATCCACTGGCCCAACTTTCAAGCCAAGTTGAAACGTATCGGCTTGAGAACGAAGTCCTTAAGCAAGGTGTTGCCGACCTGACCAAAGAGCGTGACGGCCTAAAGGCCGAAATCGCCGCTCTACATGGCATCATCGAGCGTGAGTTCGGCGAAGAAAAGGCCGAAGAAGTCAAAGCTGAAGTGCCATCGACTCCGACAGCAACTGTTGGCCCAACTGGTGCGACTGGGCCAACTGGTGACACTGGTGGGTCGACAGGATCAACCGGGCCAACCGGAAGTACCGGAGGTACTGGTACTACGTCGACGTCAACGAGTGGTACGCGGAAGTAAGTCATGGGAGCATTAGCGACGGGAGATCTGACAACCCTGGCGACAGCCAAGGCGTACTTGCCAGCAGCGCCAAACGACGCGGTACTGTCGGGTATGATAACTCGGGTCTCCCGAAGCATTTTAGGACATATTGGCCGAACTACGTTGGTCCCAACTAATTACGTCGAGAAATATAATGGGCAAAACACCGATCAGCTAGTTTTGTATAACTGGCCGTTAATTGAATTGACTGAGCTAAAAGTTCATGGTACGGTTATTCCAGTTGCTAACGTTCCTACGTTCAGTGGGTTCCCGACGATGTCGCCTTGGGGCTACCGTTATGCGCCCCCGGAAATGGCGCCACCAGGAGCTGCCGCAGTCGTCGAACTCGTCGGAGGCTGGAGATATTGGTACGGAAACCAAACCACGTCGGTTAGCTATCGCGCGGGCTATATGGTCAGCGGAGAAACGCAAACCATTCCCAATACACCATTCCAAGTCACACCCGCCATGCCCTACGGACAATGGGCCACTGACGAAGGCGTGATTAACGTCGCCACGGGTTTGGCCATGACTCCAGTGGGAGCTAGCGCCACACCGAATAGTGGCGAGTATGTTCCACCTAATCCAACAGTAGGTCAGAACTATTATGCGTTCAGCGCAGCAGACGTTGGTCTTGTCGTGTCTCTGTCTTATGGTTACATTCCCGCCGATATTGAGCAAGCCCTACTTGAGACTGTTGCCGAACGCGCAGCCTATAGAACTCGACCCGGAATACGTTCACAAAGCCTCGCCGGACAGGAAATGATCTCATATGGAGTCGACAACCGCAATAGTGGCAACATGTCCGGCGCAGGTATGGGCGGCTTTTCGTCATACGTTTGCGATATACTTGGACCCTACTGTAACGTCTTGCCACCCCCAATTGGAGCCGACGTGTGAGCGACTTAACAGAACCGACTTGGACACCCCCTGACCAAACGCCAAATCCGCCGCAACTTCAAGGCGCCGTCGCCAGGATGGCACTCGACCCCATGAGCTATGCGCTTGCGGCAGGCTGTCGCAGGGCTCTACAAGTCGGAGTTCCTCCGGTTATAATTATTGAAATGCTGTTAAATCATTTGTGTTCTGTCGTGGCCCTTGTTGAGCCCCCTGGTTCGCGCGAGGCGACCATACAGGACTTGGTACGAAGCTTCGCCCCATTGGTCAACAAGCATGTGGACGCCAAGTCAACGTCACCAGGTGGCGTCATTCTACCCAGGAGATAACCCCTTGTCGTGCGGAGCTTGTAATGTCTGTTGTAAACTACTGCAAGTCCCTGATATCGAGAAACCTGCTCGTATGCTCTGTTGGTGGACGAGTGTTCATGGTGGCTGTCAGAGGCAAGCCGAAAAAGACACAGACCCAAACCTACTTGCTTGTAAGCAGTTTCAGTGTCTTTGGTTGGCGTCTCAGTTTCGTGAGGACGCCGGAGATAAACTACCACGATCTATGCGCCCTGACCAGACGCATGTCATGTTCGGACCCCAAGACCGTGAGGACAGCACCCTGATCTATGTTCACGTTGACCCGGAATATCCTGACGCATGGCAAGACTCTAGGATACAAGACTATCTAAACAGTATACTGAGTCGGGGTGGCAAAGTCGAGATGATAATTGGTGAAACCCGATTTATGTTAGGTAACGCTAATGCCGGGCCAACCGTTTGACCGACAAGCCATAAAGAACGCGTTGTTTGCGTTGGCTCAGACCGCGGTGTTTCCAATTCCGGTTAATGGGCAAACAACCTGGCAGGAAACAGGTCGACGGCTAAAGCTTTGGGATCGAGTCGATCCATCGGCTCAGCCCGCCATGTTTATGGTTCAACACCGCGAGCAGTATGAAGTCAGAGGCGAAGGTCGGCTAACACGGCGCTATCTTGATATGGGTTTTTGGTGCTATGCACCAACTGGAAGCGATGGTGTCATCGGTGATGACTGGCTTGACGCGATGGAAACAGGGCTTGAAGTTGCGTTGCAGCCAGACGATGCATCGCGTAATGAACTTACCTTGGGCGGCGTATGTCAATGGGCTCGCATTATGCGCGAAGACAACATGTTCATACGTGACCCAGGCGACATTGACGGCCAGGCATTACTCGTTCTCCCGGTTAGAGTCCTTATTCCATAACCTAGCGGCGGAGGCAAACATGGCGGACGACGACAACATGAATATACCTATGTCAAAAGATGCAGCGAAGCCAGTTGCCGACGGCGTTATCTCCGACGAAGTTTGGAACACAGCCGTCGGGGAATGGATGAATACCTGCGTTAGAAGTTCAGCCATAGCCCAGAACGTAGGAGCTTGGAACCGACTCAACGAGGTTTTGCCGAAGCTACATGAGTCCCTTAACAACGCGTTGTCTAAGAAGGAGTAACGACGATGCAATTTGGATTTGGCTCGGGCGTGCTGACAGGAGTCCGTACTGATATTGCCAACGCGAGTCCTGTCAAATTTGGCGCCCTTCAAAACGTGGACATGGAGTTCGGCGGCGAAACCAAAGAACTCTACGCGGTTAACCAGTACCCGGTCGACACCGCGCGCGGCAAAACCAAAGTCTCGGGCAAGGCCAAAGTGGCCGAAATCAAAGGCCACATGTATAACGATCTGTTCTTTGGCCTGACGCTGAACACCGGATCGACCAAATATGCGTGGAACGAAGCAGCGGTAATTGCGGCCACGTATACAGTCGCTAACGCTACCTCGCCACCGATTGGCGATCAAGGCGTATTTGACTCAGTCACCGGCGACCAATATTATTCGTCGGGAACCACTGCGCCAAGTGTGGGACAGTATACGTTTGATACGTCGACTGGCGTATACACGTTTGCGTCGGGTGACGTTGGCAAACACGCCCTGATTAGTTACACGTATGCGTCGTCAACTGGGTTTAACATTCCGATCACGAACCCGTTGATGGGCAACACGCCGCGGTTTGCGGTAACGTTGTTCCAGCAGTTCGAGAACAACCAAGTCGTGCTCGTGTTGAACGCCTGCGTCAGTACACGCTTGACTTTCCCAACTCGGCTTGATGACTACGTGCTGCAAGACCTCGACTTTAATGGTTTTGCTGATGCGGGTGGTAACGTCGGTGTGTGGTCATCCACCAACTAGGTTTAACGTGGGAGGTAATTGTCATGACTGCCGGAAATGGCTCCAGTTGGAAGCTAAATCTCCGGCCTCCATCAGAAGTCACTAGGTTTGTTATCGGGGGCCAAGAGATCGAAGTTCAGGCGCTGACCCTGTATGCAATGGACGTCATCAAAGACGAGCTGTTGGCGTTGGGGCCAGACCTGGACTTCATTACCTACGCACGTAACGTCGTGCGTATTATCTACAAGCTGCTAAGGGTCGACCATCCAGAGATGGAACTCGAAGAAGCCGACCTCCTAAAGGTCTGTTCGATTACTGAGATGCGGAACCTTGCAGGAGCGATGAACGAACTCCTGGGTATAAGCGGTTTTGAGGGCGGCCCTACCCAGCAGACGGAGGAAGCGACGCTAACAGACGCGACGACCCAAACTCCGTCTGGGACTGGGACATCGACCGAATTGTCGCCAGACTTGCCGCCAACGGCATCTGCGGCGGGGACTTCGACAGGATAAAGCGTAGTTATACGCTGAGGCGGGTCAAGTTGATAAATGAGGCTTGGGCCGAACATCCACCAGTCGCTTGGCTCGTTGCAGCTTACCTAGGTTACGAAAGTCCCGAAAAGAAACATAAGGAAGCAATCGAAAACACCCGAACTATGCTCGACAGGATCTTGGCGTCGGGTGGAAATGTGCCTATAAGGTAGGGCATACTATCCATATCGTGGACGATATGCCTCAGGAGCGTGACCCATGCTCAATATGAAAATAACGGTCCAGGCCGACGAAGTAATCGCAGTCCTGAATACCAAACGACAAAAAATTCGCCAAGCCCTTAATGACAAAATGAACCAGG